TAAAAGAAATGCAAGTAGGTGGTGTTGTTACACCAAATCAACAAACAACAGCAAATACGGGTGTTTATTATCAACCTTCTCTTCCCACAACAACTGGTGTAATGCAGATGCCAACAGCAGCTTCTTCTGCCTATCAAGCACCTGCTCAGTATGCTCCACCAACTCAACAATTTGTTCCTACTATTAACCAAAGACAAACACCAAAAGCTACTGAGTTTTTAAAAGGAGAAGAAGAAACTGCTAGATTAATTACTATTATTAATCCTGATACATTAGAAGAAAAGCAGATTAACTTTATTCCGGGTGTAACAACTATACCAGAAGGTTTTATATTAAAAAGCGAATACGAACCAGAAGATAAAGTTACAACAACACCTACAACTACACAAACAACAAGAGTAACAGAAGAATCTGATGACTCACCACCAGATGATGGATTAGGTCCGGGTGGTAGCAGAATTGGTTGGGGTGGTTCACCAGACCCTAAAACACCCGGTTTAAAAACAGGTGCTACTCAAGTAGGAGTAGTGTTTAAATCTGGTAGAAGAGGACCAATTACTGCAGCTAAAGATTTTATTACAGGAACACAAACTCCTGTAGAAACACCTAGTGTAGATATTACACTTAATAATCAAACAATAAATATACCTAGAGCAAAATATGACAAATTAAAAGAAAAAGGCTTTATGGGTAAAGAGGCTGATGCTATTCTGGAAGGATTAGAAAGAAAAGCCAGAGTAGAAAAAGCTATGAATGAAGTAGCAAAAAGACAAGCTGCTATAGAAAAAGCTAGAGAAAAAGCAGCAGCAGCAAAAACAGCAGCAGCCGCACAACAGGCAAGAGAAGAACAAGAAGCTGCAGAAAGAGCAGCAGTAGCAGCAGTGCAAGATGCTTATTTTGCACAAACAGGAAGTGATGAATCTGGAAATCAATATACAGCAGAAACTTATGCAGAAGAAGTAGGTACAATAGGTTCAGATGATTATACAACAAGCACTGGCTATGGAATTGGTGCAAAAGGTGGTTTGTTTGAGAAAGATAAAATGACCTTTCACAAACAGATGAAGCAAAGTGGGTTAGCTTCTAAAAAATAATCCACGTAACTCAATGGCTACCTAACCCCCCAACACTGGCTACGGTTAGCCCCAAAGGAGAAACAGATGGCTGAAGCAGCTATTATGGCAGAAGAAATGCAACCAGAAAAGAAAGTTGCAT